GATCTCATTGTATCTTCTGGTAAGTCAAAAGATAATTCTCCATTCTGATAATCTTTCTGGAATACGAAAGGACGCATCCTTACAACATCACTATAATCACCATCACTAATAGCACCTGGATTCATTGATGATGCTGTTTCAATTTCTGCTATCTGTGAATCATAATCAAATATTACATCAGCATCAGCAACAGTTGATTTTTTATTAATCTTAGTTACACCAATCGCTGTTGGATTTACTCTCTCAATACGAAGAGTATTTTTACCTTCAAAGTCAGATACAGTTGTAGTAATAACATCACCTGGTCTCAAATCATTTTCAAATCTTGTACGGAAACCAGTAATCTCTTGATTAGAAGCTTGGTCAATAGCAACAGTTGTACATTCAATTGGTTGAACATCATTAAGTATCCAATTACAACCA